CAGTGCCGATCTACCCCGGCTAGTTGTCCCAGGTTAGGCAGACATAACTTTATGCAACAGGACAACTGCATCAAGCGCTTCGTCGATAGTGAAAAAGTAGCGGTTGACAGGAGGTAGGCCATAGTACAGTGCGAAGTAGTTGCCATCCCGCAAGAAGATAGATCCGACCTCGAATCCGTCAATGAAGGCAGCCCATCGTCCTTGCTGCTTAGTATCCTTCTCAAGAGATGCAGTCATGGCAGACTCCTGTCGTAAGTGCTTAGTAGGAGTGGGCTAGTGCGCTATGACGCGCTACGGCTGGACCGCTAGCCCTTAGTAGTAGGTTAGTCGAGTGGAAGCTCCGCCTCCATCAAGAATTGCACGCTGTCGTCGTAGTTCTCTGATTCGAAGGGCAGAGTGTCGTCGTAGTACCAGCAGGAGTAGTTGCGCATGAGGACATAGCCACTGTCGTAAACGTGGATGACCTCTCCGATGTAGACATCTCCCATGGTGGATCGGAACTTGCGCATTAGATCCTCCGTAGTGCTTTGATGCTTAGCGGTTCTCTGTGCTGACAACTAAGACACTACTCCTATGTCGAAGAGATGCAAGTCTTTAGTAGCAAATGCAAATAAGGGGTTGTGCCTTCTGTCGTCAATAGGCTTGGTTACTTTCCAACAGCGTCCGGTCGTGGTTAGTTAGTGGGTGCGGTTGGTTACTTTCTAACATGTTGTCATGCTTCTTCCGCCCGAGTAATTTGGTAGATGGTACCTAATTTCTGGAAAAAATTTCCCAAGATTTCAGCTTGACATGTCATGTAACATACACATATGGCACTATCTATTTACGAGAGGAATTGCCTGTCGTGGATTGAGAGAATCTATCATCAGTCCAAGTCATTCCCCTCTCTCAAAGACATCCAAGAAGAATGGCCCAAAACCTTCCCATCAATTCCCAAATTACAGGACTGGCTTGACTCTCCCCAAATCAAAGCAGCACTTCACAACAGAGGCCTCCCAACCTCCCACTCAGCTCGTTCCCAAGCTTCCCAGCTAACCGAGCAGCAATCAGCAGCTATCCTCTTAGTTGCTAACCTGTCGGACCGGCGTAGCCAGCTTACCAAACTCAAAAGCATAGGAGTAACGCTTACTCAGTGGAATGCCTGGAAGAAGCAACCAGCATTCCGGGACTTTCTTTATTCACAGCTCAATGATGACTTCGACACTAGTCTAGACAGAGCACTGTCGGGACTACTCAAGTCAGTTGATGATGGAAATCCGAGAGCTGTCGAACTCTATTTGGAATTGACTAATAGGCAGCCAACGGAGAACGAGCGGAACTTCAAGTTGGCAATCTCGCGTATCATTGAATCAGTAACCCGGCACGTTAAAGACCCAAATATCATCAGGGCAATCGCCGAGGACTTTGAGAAAATCGAAAGAGGCCTGGACCCTAGCTCAACGATCAACACAGCACAGATTCTCCCCCCTGTCGTAAACTCAAATCCAGAAAGCGAACTGATGATATGAACATTCTTAAGGATCTAGCTGACTTAGAGCTATCGGTTACAGCCTTCAGAGAGGGATTCTATCAGACAGCTAATGCTAACTTTAAAAAGAGAATTCTCAAGGACCTGGACAGGGACTGTCGTAAAGTTCTTGATTCCCTAGAACTACTCACCACGACTCATGAGGAGGACCTGTCGTGACAACTCCTGCCACACCAGGGATGTTCGAGAATGACCCATTCGGAGGAGTTAAAAAGGAGCAAAGGGCTAATAAACTACCAGCTAGAGATGTTAATGCAATCCATACCAATTCAGACGTAGACGTTAGTCCAACTGCGCAGCACCACACTCTAGGGTTACAGAGGAATCAGGCAGCAACTGGCTCACATAATCATGGAGGAAAAGATTCACAAAAACTAGGAGCAGGGCTAGGAATATCGATCTCAGGCTCACGGGGAGGCAATGCTGCACTACTTAGCCTAATTAACGCACTTAAACAAGTAATGGCCCTCACAGACAACACAACTCCATGAAATCTACACAACTAAGCATTAGTGAGCTATTCAGCCAATCTCTGTCGGACGCCGTAGGCCGACCTACTATCCATAACTATGAGCCTCATGCTAAGCAGCTTAAATTCCATAAATCAGTTAAGAAGGTTAAGCTTTACATTGGAGGAAACAGATCCGGTAAGACTGTCGGAGGAGCTGCTGAGGCAATCTACTGGATGAAAGGGGAGCACCCTTTTAGACGGGGAATTCCTCAGGCCCCTACTAGAGGGAGAATAGTTACAGTTAGCAGGATTGAGGGAATTAACCAACTCATCATTCCTCAGCTTAAGCGCTGGCTGCCTCCTAGCCTATTGCAAAACGGGAGTTGGGAAGACAGCTATGATAAGACTGAGTTCCTACTGACACTCAGCAACGGCAGCACAGTTCAGTTGATGACCTACGAGCAGAGTTTGCAGAAGTTTGCAGGGGATAGCTTAAACTGGGTTTGGTGCGATGAAGAACCGCCTAATGACATCTATAAGGAATGCAGGATGCGCCTTATGGATACTGGCGGTTCGATATGGCTAACCATGACACCTGTCGAAGGAATGACTTGGGTTTATGAAGACCTTTATATTCCTGGATTATCCGGAGATAACCCGGGAATCCTTGTCGTAATCATTGACACTGATGAGAATCCCTACATTAGTCAGGAACAGAAGAACGAAGTTTACGCTGATTTAGATGAGGATGAACTTAAAGCCCGAAAGCGGGGAGAGTTCGTTCACCTTGGCGGGTTAGTTTACAAGAGTTTCAATCCAGACATCCATGTCGTAAGCGAGATAGACCCAGCACAAGTTTACGACTGGAATCAATACACTAGTATGGACCACGGACTTAATAACCCAACTTGCTGGCTATGGCATGCAGTGCACCCAACGACAGGGTTTGTCGTAACCTTTGATGAGCTATACATTAATGAGACAACAGTCAAAGACATCGCCGACTTATATCATGAGCGCTGTCGTAGACCTGGTAGACGATATCCAGATAAGGCTGTCGGAGATCCTTCTATTCAGAACCGCTCCGCTGTCGATAAGCTGTCGATACAAAAGCACTATGCAATGGCTGGAGTTAGCATTGCACTTGGGAATAATAATATAGACATTGGTGTCGAAAAGGTTGATGAGCATCTTAAGGGCGGCATCTATGCAATGACAATGAACTGCATTAACTTGAGAAGAGAGATGGCAAGACTGCGCTGGAAGGTTTACGAGAATGCTAAGAAGCGCAGAGATAATAATCCAAGGCCTGAGATTCATAAGAAGAACGACCACGCTCCTGATGCACTTCGATACTTTATGGCCGATCGCCCTGATCTCAGAATTCCTGTCGTAAAAGACTTGACGGCGGCTAGAATGAATGCAAAAGTGCAGGCGATCCTAGGGGCCAGAACTTATCGAACTAATGGCGCAGTTTATGATGAGAACGTAATTTATAGAGGCCCCTCTAATACAGAATGGACTGTCGTAGATGAGCACATGGGAGGATACTACTAAGACAGTAGCACCCATACTGTCAGTAGCCTTTCCAGTTTTAGTTGCTATTAGCGTTAGACTCTGTGGTAAGAGAGATACTGAAGGATGGTTAGTAGGATTTATTGCTCAATTAGCCTATGGAGCCTTTGCTATCTCAACCAAGAACTGGTATGGACTTATTAATCTAATAATTGTTGCGCCTGTCTTCTTAATTACTTATAGAGAATGGAGGCGAAAGGATAGTGAAGTGCGTAGCGCCTCTCAAGGGTAAGAAAAGACACTGCTGGGTCTGCTCTAAGGATCATTGGCCGAAGCAATGCGCAGGAGCTAGTAGGCCATGTCACACAATAGATCAGTGCGCTAGGGAAATAATAGACGTTAGTTTTACTATAGAAGAGTGGCTCTGGTTCTATAACACTAGCCAATATGCTATGTTGGAGAAATAATGACTAAGTACAGGAAGAAGCCTGTCGAAATTGAAGCTATGTGTCTTACAGGCTCTGATGCAGAATTTCATATAATCTATAAGTGGATTGAAGACAACACACAAGGATCATTCAACCCTTGCTATAGTGAACTTCCTGGATCCGGTGTAAGTATTGATCCTGCTACTGGATTCTTACTTATTGCTACTCTTGAAGGAATTATGCAAGCTAAGCCTGGCGATTGGATTATTAGAGGAGTAAAGGGAGAATTTTACCCTTGTAAGCCAGATATTTTTGAAGCTACATATGAGAAGGTTTCTAATGACTAATAGCACTGTAGATAGATTTCAGCTGCTACATGAAACTCAATTAGAGTACCCTAATAAGTGTGCAGTCTGTGGTTCTTTTACTAGTGATGACGGGAAGCGGTTCATTAGTTTTGGATGCTGGATTGAATTATTTGGAACGGTCTACATTTGCACTAACTGCTTTGTCAATGCAGCAAACGTGCTCTTAGATACAACCCCCTCTAAGCAGTATGAGGAAGCACTTCTTCAGATTGAAGAGTTAAGAACTGTCGTAAAGAGTTTAAATCTTGAGAATGGAGTTTTACGTGCTTCAGTCGATAACCTTAGGACTCTTGATCGGCCTCATCCTTCTAGTCTCATTGAGCATGATTCTAGAGAACAGGAAGAACGAGCAGAGCCCAGTAATCCAGTTACAGAGGAACCTGATCCAAACACTACAGGAGGAGAAGAGGGATCTCCTGAACAGACTGATGAGCGGGGACCTTCAGACGTACAAGACGATGACCGCGACGAGCCAAGCATCGGTCTCTCAGTCTTCAATATTTGATGAGGAACTTCCTATTAGTTACAGTGACGCTGCTGAATGGGCTAGAGAACAAGGATTAGATCCTAATATGCCCCAGGAAGATGTCGAAAGACTGGCTCAGCGCTTAGGGTTAGCGGATTAGCGGAGTAGCGGAGTAGGATAATCAGATGACGACAGCGCTGGAACAGCACTCACAAATAGATGCAGTTGACTTTACTAAGAATAAGGCTGCTAAGAAGCAGCATGACGTTATAGTCGACTGGTCTAAGAAACAGTTCTTCCGCATGAAGGAAGATCGCTCTTTTATAGAGCGACAGTGGTATCTGAACCTTGCCTTTATGTATGGGAAGCAGTATGTGGATTTCCGGCGCACAGGCTCTGTCGTAGGCGGTAACACTTCCTTAATGTGGATTCCTCCGGCTCCTAGTTGGAGAGTTAGAGCTGTCGTAAACAAGATTAGACCTACGATTAGAACTGAGATTGCTCAGCTTACTAATAATAAGCCGAACGCTACTGTCGTTCCAGCTTCTGCTGAGGAAAGAGACATGTATGCGGCTATGGCTGCTGAGCAGATCTGGGAGAACCTGTCGTCAACTAAGACATTCAGCGCTATTATTGAAGATGCAGTATGGTGGAATCAGGTCTGTGGGAATGGCTACATCAAGACCTGGTGGGATTTTGATGCTGGTGATGATGTAATTGAAGGCACAGATAGGAAGATGGGAGAGATCTGTTTCGCATCAGAGACTCCTTTCCATATTTTTGTTCCTGATTTACTACAGAAGGATATTGAAGAGCAGCCTTATGTAATTCATGCTCAGCTTAAATCTCAGGATCTGATTAGTACACAATATGCTAAGGCATTAGCTGGTAAGGAAGTCAAAACTCAGGAGACTACTGGTAGAGAGATTTTCGAAGCTGCTTTCCTAAATTTAGTGGGATCAGCTTCTACTACTAAGCAAAACATGGTTTTACTTCTTGAATGCTATATTAAGCCTGGGGTTAATCGTCTGTTCCCTGAAGGGGGAATGTACACAATTCTAGGCGATACTATTATCCAGAACTTTGCTGGAATGCCTTACTCTCACAAGCAGTTTCCATTTGCTAAGCTGGATCATATTCCTAGTGGTAAATATTACTCTACCTCTTCTATTGAGGATTTAATTCCTCTTCAGAAGGAATATAACAGGACATATTCTCAGATCGTTGAGAATAAGAACCGAATGGCTAAGCTTCAACTTATGGCTGAGAAGGGTGCTGTCGATCCTAGAAAGATGACGACAGAGCCTGGCCAGGTTATTGAATACAACCCTGGATATAATAAGCCTGAAGCAGCCCCTTCTCCTCCTCTGCCGGCTTATGTTCCGCAGATTATGGATCGACTCTTACAGGACTGGAATGACATCTCAGGACAGCATGAAGTTACTCATGGCCAGGTACCTCCCGGTGTAACGGCTGCCACTGCTATTTCATTCTTACAAGAGCGTGACGAGACAAAGCTCAGTCCGACTTTTGCAAGCATGGAACGAGCTATTGAGAAGACTGCGAGACAAGCTCTTGTCCTAGTTCACGATTACTGGTCTGTCGAAAAGACTATTAGAGTTACAGGACCTGAAGGTTCTTTTGACTCTATGACGTTCAAGGGCTCAGATCTAGCCAACAACTTGGATATTAGAGTTGAAGCTGGATCAGCACTTCCCACCAGTAAGGCTGCACGACAGGCTTTTATTCTTGACATGATGAAGCTAGGATTTATTAAGCCTGAGGATGGCTTAGAAGTTCTAGAGATGGGTGGACTGGCTAAGATTTACGAGAGGATTCAGGTAGATAGACGACAGGCACAGCGTGAGAACTTGCGCATGTCGAAAGCTACTCCTGATTTTATTGCTCAGTATGATCAGCAGAATCAGCAATTGATGATGCAGAATCCTTTCCATTTTGGTCAAGAGCCAGTTATGCAGTCTATTGTAGACCCTATGACTGGGCAGCCTACAGAAGTAGAGGCTACTGACCCTCTGACTGGTGATCCTCAGATGGCACCTAAAGAGCCTCCGTTGATTGTTAGTGTTAATACTTGGGATGATCACGAAGCTCATATTTTCCATCATAATAATTATCGTAAGAGTCAGGCTTTTGAAAGACTGCCAGAAGAGACTAAGCAGCTTTTCGAAGCTCACGTTCAGGAACACATAGCGGCTATGGGTGCTGAGACTGTTACTATGCAACCTAGAGCTGCTGCTGGCTTACCTCCTGTTGATCCGTACTCTGCACCAGAAGAAGGACAAGAAACGAATGGGAGACCTCCTGGCCCCATTCCTATGCCGGAAGGGGTGTCGTAAATGGCTCCTAACAAGTCGCACATGACTACACCGAATGTTATTACTAACTTTGTTGATAAGAGGCGTGCCACTTCAACTGTTGCTGATCCTTCTACTCACAACTCTAGCAGGAGTGTTGCAGGATTTACTGCTAACGCTACTGGGACCACCACTACTATTGTAGGTGCCAACGCTGCTCCGGCTACGAATGATAACAATATTATTCGTAGAGGTGAGAAGTTTCAGTTATTTAATGCTGGTGGGGCTAAGAAGGAAGAGACCGTCTTTACTGTTACTGGTATTGCAGTTGCTGCTTCTACTACAGTTACTTTCTCTCCTGCTGCTGCTACAGCCCCAGTATCGACAGATGTTGCTCGTCTGGTTGGACTTGGCGACTATGAAGATAACACTGACTTAGATGCCAGATTAGTTGCGCTAGGGTTTACGGATACTCAGATTAATCACATGATTCAGAATGACAAGATATACGCTATCAGAATGTCGGATAATCCGGATGGCATCTAATGGCCAATGCTCAGACTACTAACTATCAGTTTACATATCCTGTTGAAG